GAGGTCGCAGCCTTGTGTTGGCGAGGGTGTATCATAGATGAGAAACCACCGCCAGAGTACTTCCCACAGTCTTGGCAAGCCGTGTGCGAGCCTATTGGCGGTTTCATTCGAGGCGTCGCCTGGAATAAGGCTAGTGGCTTCCCACATGGGGGCCTCAAGTCCCAGCATGTCGACCGCGACCCTGATGGTCATTATGTCCTTAAGCAATCGGCAATCGACGCTCTTGACGCGTTCGAAGCAGAGATGTATGATGGTTTCTCTACGTTTGGCGCTACCGTCGTCGCTAAGAATGGCGAGTGCGGTAAACCAGGGGCCGAGGTGCGCCTTATTAATGTGGTAGACTTTGCGTCTTACATGTTGATGCGCAAGCTTTTATCACCCCTCATCTGGTTGATTAGGTCGTCTCCTAAACTAGGGTGCTGCGTTGGCATGTCCACGCAAGATCCAGTCCAGGTCGCTGCGCTCCATAAGGCGCTTGATAGGCTACTACAGTACGAAGCTGATGTCGCTAAATACGACAAAGCTCACATTCCGGATTTCCTTAGAGCCGTTTTGTATCTGTACTCAACCATGACGTGGTTGTCCATCCGCGACGCCCATATGGTCCGCCGTTTGGCAGAGTTTATCTCGTGCCCAGCGGTCATATTGGGCGCTGACCTTGTTCGACTCTTGTCTACGTGGTTATCCGGGTTTCCGTTTACCACGGAGATTAACACGCTGTTGAACGCGTTTCACGTCTTCGGAGCCATCAACCTCGCCACAGATATCGACCCCTCGGGCGAGCCCCTAGTGGGCGCGAACCGAGACCTCGATTATGCATCGAGGGGTCTTGGTGACGACCTCGCCATCGGGATCGACGACGATGTTCCTTATAACCAATTCGTAGACTGGTTCAAATATGGTTTTAACCATACAGTCACTCCTGGCGATAAAAGTGATCGTCTAACTCTCGCTGTGTCAGACATAGCATTTCTGAAGCGCAAGTTTAGATTTGTTGATGGTGAGTGGCGGATGCAATTGGACACCCGCTCCATCATGCGTTCGACACGCTGGCTGAGACCTACCAACGAGATCCTGGAAGTCTGCACATCGATTTGTCGCTCTGTCGTTCTGGAATCGTATCCGTACGGACGCGAAAAGTACGACGAGGCGAAATCTCGTGCCGAAGCTGTCTTCACCTACTACTCCCTGCCCATAGTCCTCAAGACATATGAGCAAATGTCCGTGGCCGTCAGGTCGCCCGACATTTGGGGAGATATCGCTCTGTAGGTTCGGAGGCCAGACCGCAATGTCTATAAACTACGGAACCGTAATGTTCTAAAACTACCTTAGGTTTTGCGTCCTTAAAACGCACCAACTAGATTACCCGTTATGTCGACCCAATCTAATGCCCCAAACACTTCCAGTGGTGGAAGTATAAATAATACCATGTCGCTGGCTCCCCCTGACGTGGGAACCTCCGACCAAACCTCAGGTGTTAACTCTGAGAACATCGCCACGCCAAACACCTCGGTTGTGGAGTTTGAAGGCGATATTGTCGCAGTTGGACCTAAGGAAGTCGACCCTGAGTGGTTCAATTCTGAGCGATCCAAGTTCGACACCGGGATATTTGAGCAACCCCTCTACCATTCGACTATCACCTGGCCTACAGGTGGTAGCTTCGGACCTATCTCTATCAACCCTTGGTTGCCGCTAAAGGCCGAGCCAGTCTTTTCCGATAGACTAAAACACGCTGCCGCCTTTACTGGTGACGCTGTCGTGCGATTTGTCATCGTCGGTAATCCACAGTGTTACGGTAGGGGCATCGCTGCCTACAGACCGTTTACCGCCGGATTGGGCGCCACTGCGTTCCATGGTGTTGATGGGCTTAACGCCCAGAATATCACGCTGAACCCATCGTCAACCGGCACGACGGACATCGTCTGTCCCTTCTACAACGCTGCTGGGCCATACCTTATCCCAGGAAGTCCCTTTACGTTAGGCACAGTCGAGGTTAGCACGCTTTCACAGATGCAATCGTCTTCTGACGTCGCACCTCCAGCTCTCTCCATCAACGTCTACGTGTACTATCGTAACATGAAGTTGTACGGCACCACCAGCATGACTTCCGGTAAAGTCGCCAGTGAGAACAGACCTGGTCCTATCACGTTGATTTCATCAGCTATCGCTTCTGCGACTGCTATGAAGCTCACTGATATTCCCTTCCTAGGTCGCTACGCCACAGCGACTCGGATTGTAGCTCAAGCGACTGCCGAAGTTGCAACCCTATTCGGGTTCTCGAGACCCGCGATCTTGCCAGTACAAGACGCTGTCGTCATGCTTCATGAAGACAACAACTCTATCCTCACTGGCAAAACCGTCTCAAAGGTGTTAGGCCCCGATCAGCAAGCCGAATTGCCGGTAGACGGCGCCACATTTGGCTTCACTGGTGGAGATGAGATGGCTATCTCTAATTTCGCGGCTCGCACCGGGGTCGTGAGCTACTTCGTGGTATCTACAACCGACGCGACTGGCGATCTCAGAGCCACCATTCCGGTCACTCCCTCCTTCGTCATCTCCACGTCGTATACCCCTATCGTGAATCAGACTAGGTTCGCTCTAACGCCCATCGCTCATGCTTCCCTCGCCCACACCTATTGGCGTGGTAGCTTGATCTATCGGGTGCACGCGGTCACCAACGGTTTTACCCGTGGACGACTCGCCATTAGACACTGTATGATTTTGGCAGATCCTACCGATTTCACAGTGCGCACCCCAGCTCTGAACAACACTGACCCCACCGTCATCTTGGACCTTTCTAGTGGTGAGGCGGTTGACATCGTCGTGCCATGGCGACAGCAAAGACCATGGGGTCTCACGTCGCTGTTCCACAATGCGAACCAGGTGGTCAACACTGGTAGTACCAACACTGCTCTGCGTGCTGGCGGTGGCTTGAACGGAACGTTACTGTTCGAAGTTATGGCTCCGCTGACCACGGGAGCCGTAGCTGCGAAGTCCATCGCTGTTTACGTCACCGTGCGGGGCGGTGACGATTTTGAACTCGCCGTTCCCACTTTGGTGACGCCATTCATCTTCAACGATGCTACGCCGCCACCCGCGGCTGCCGTTGAAGATAACCCTCCTGTCACATTTACCAGTGGGCGGGAGGACCCATTTAGCCCTAGTGTCGAATTACCAGTCCGACTGGTCCAGCTCTCTGAGCCAACCAACCATGACATGGCTAATGTCGCTCGTATTGGTTCCGCTTCGCGGTCAATCCGAGCTATTCTTAAGCGTTATTGTCACTACGGCTCTTTCGAGACTACGGCTAACTCTTGGAAGTTGGCTAACTTACCGGTGTTCCTCGAACCCCGATCCTCACTATTCGTGACGGTTGGGACAGATAACACCCTGATGAAAACCAGCAACCAAGTGACGGCGGCTTTCTCGCAGACGTTTTATACGTGGTTTAAGCACAGTTTCATCGGTCGTCGCGGCGGTATGCGGTACAAGGCGTATCGCCAGATGGTCGGCTCGACGACCACCACTTCTCCTGGAGATAGGACCCTTGCCATGTACGTGGTTAAGAACTCTAGGTACAACGTCATCGACACCGGCGCGTTACAGAATAACTACACAGCTCTTGCTGATACCTTCTATAACACCTCCGCCGGCTACGACGCCCCACCCATCGGCGTGGACGGCTACGAGACGTCCGCTCAAAATGGCGTCTTGTCGTTCACCATTCCGGATCATTCTGTCAATGTTTATCGTGATGATCTCACGGCCACCGACAACAATTCATCCGCAACGATCTTCATCCCCACCAATGGGGCTCAGAACGCCGCTGGTATCCAAGCGACACAAGTTAGCTACGCCGTAGCTGACGATTTCTCGTTCTTCGGGTACGTACACCCCCCCATCATCGCTCTTTGGGACTGGAACCTCTAACCAGACCATAGCGATAACACAAAGCCTTGAGGTTGCCCCTTGGCTAGTCTTCACAGACTCCTATTTATTAAGTCCCCTGACTTATATTAGGGCGACAACTTTATATTATTAGCGTAGGTTTTCTTTGAAAATATATTAACTATAGAAATGGATCTCATTAGATCTTCTTTCCTACGTGGCATCAATTCCGAA